GGGCAGTTTGTTTTCACACAGATGATCAAGAAGTTTATCTGTGTGAAAGCTGTATTGAAAAAATTTATGGTGAATATGTAAAGGAAGAATATAAATGATAGTCTTGGTTTGTGGTTTGCCTGGATCAGGAAAGACTTGGTTAGCTGAAAAACTTTGTGAAGGGCAACCTGATTTTGTACATCTCAATGCTGATCGTGTAAGAGAAGCAGTACGCGATTGGGATTTTTCAGAAGAAGCAAGAATTCGTCAGGCAATTAGAATGAGAGGTCTTGCATTTACTGAAGCAATGTTTGGTTCTATAGTAATTGCAGACTTTGTATGTCCTACACCTGAAACAAGAAAATTATTTGACGCAGACTATACTATTTTTCTTGACACAATAGACATAGGTCGATATCATGATACTAACAAAATGTTTGTTAACCCTGATGCAGATTTTACGATTAATGAACATTTACCTGAAAGTGCTATTGAGTTGATACGTAAAAGGATTCTGAATGAAAGACAGATTGGAAAATATAATTTTAGGAAACCTACTTGATAATGATGAATACTTCAGAAAAGTATTGCCATTTCTAAAACCAGAATACTTTTCAGGTATTCATAGAATACTATTAAACAAAATACAAGCGTATTCTTTAAAGTACAATAAAGCTCCTACAAAACAGGCGCTGGCAATTTCTATTGGAGAAGATAGAACGGTATCTGAAGGAGAGCTACCCGCTTTAAGTGAGTGGCTTGAAAATAATATGGTGTCTACTAGTGATCCTAAGTGGTTGTTAGATGAGACTGAAAAGTATTGTAAGGATAAAGCTATCTACAATGCTATCATGGAAGGCATTCAGATTATTGATGGTAAAAATAGAGACTTGGGTCCTGACGCACTTCCTGACTTATTGTCTAAAGCATTACAAGTTGGGTTTGATAATAATGTAGGTCATGATTATATTCAAAATGCAGACAAACGATATGAATTCTATCATAGACTAGAAGAAAAGATGCCTTTTGATTTGGCAATGTTTAATGAGATTACTGAAGGTGGTCTTGCTAATAAAACATTGAATGTTGTACTTGCAGGCACTGGTGTTGGCAAATCATTGTTTATGTGTCACATGGCAGCGAATGCTGTCTCGCAAGGTAAAAATGTGTTATACATTACACTTGAGATGTCTGAAGAAAGAATCGCAGAACGTATTGATGCGAATCTAATGAACTTGCCTATTGGACAATTAAAAGATTTGTCTAAGCAAATGTTTGAAGATAGAATTAGTAAAATTAATGCTAAGATACAGGGTCGATTGATTGTTAAAGAATATCCTACAGCATCAGCACACAGTGGGCATTTCAAAGCATTGATAAATGAATTGAAACTAAAAAGAAATTTTGCTCCTGATATTATTTTTATAGATTATTTGAATATTTGTTCCTCAAGTAGATTCAAATCAGGATCTAATCAAAATAGTTATACTATTATTAAGAGTATCGCAGAAGAACTTAGAGGACTGGCAGTAGAAGAAGATTTGCCAATTGTAACTGCAACACAGACTACCCGAGGCGGTTACAATAATAGTGATGTTGAACTTACAGATACTTCAGAATCATTTGGTCTTCCAGCAACAGCAGATTTAATGTTTGCTCTTATAAGCACCGAAGAGTTAGAGAAACTCGGACAGATAATGGTTAAGCAATTGAAAAACAGATACTCTGATATTACACGCAATAAACGTTTTATGATAGGTGTAGATAGGTCTAGAATGAAACTTTTTGACATTGAAGGTGATCCTCAGGAAGGACTTGTTGATTCAGGTAACGATACTCCTGTATTTGATAAATCTTCTTTCGTACTTAAAGGATCTTATGACGAGATTAAATTTTAACATGTTTAAATTTCCTAGAGTTACTAGATTACCAATGTTTCAGAGTATACATGATGTTGATTGGAGTAATTTAAAAGTATTGGACTATGGTGGCAATCACGGCAATCTTCTAAAGGATGGAATTGAGTCTGGACAAATAAAACCAGAAAATTATACCTGTCTAGATGTCGATGAAGAAGTTCTTACCGAAGAACAACAAAAATATCCAGAAGCTAAATTCATAGTGTATGATAGAAAGAATCCTGTATACAATGTTAATGGTAAAGATAGAATACCTTTTCCATTTGATGACAATTCTTTTGATATAGTTTGTTCTTATTCACTGCATACTCATTGTAGCTATGAAGATTTTGTTTTTGATTTAGCAGAAATGAAAAGAGTTTCTAAAAATAATGTAATAATGACTTCTATTTTTACACCTCAAGATTACGTACTAGATGTATTAAAGACTAAACGTTATATGGATTATGACGATGTTCATATTTCTTGGGAAAAAAAATTACCTCTAGAAAAGTATAGATATTATATTGATGCTAATAGAGTGGGTTATTCTTATGATGAATATCCTGATAGTTGTGATTTTCTTGTTACCTGCTATAATAAAGATTGGTTGAAAGAACAACATCCTGAAATAGAAATATGTGATCCGTTTTCTAAGTTTCATCAAACAATGGTTGTTATACGTGGATAGGATACATCGTTCTTACATAGAACATATTGTTACCTGGCATTGCAATTTAAAGTGTACGAATTGCAATACTGGGTCTCCCTTTCAGCCTCACCGTAACGATGACTTGTCGATATTTGTACGAGACCTAAACATCATTGGAAAATATGTCGATACTCCGTACATAAGATTAGCAGGAGGTGAACCCACATTACATCCTGAAATACTAGACTACCTCAGAGAAATTAAAAAAGCAGGATATAAATCCAATATAGCTACTAACGGTCTTACACTTCCTCAAATGCCAGATGAATTTTTTGATTTGGTAGATTTGTTTTCACTATCCGTGTATGCCAACAATAATATAAATTATGAAAAGATAATAAACAAGTTAGAAGAAAAAGGTGCTAATTGGAGAAATGTAACCGATGTTGATGATGTTCTTAAATTTGAATCAATGCAAAAGTTTAAAGACAACTATAAATGGCATGAGACAGGCACTTTTATTGTTTTAGACAAATACAGCAAAAATACCGAGAAGCGAGTGCAAGAAGTATATACTCCCTGCTTATTAAAAGACATGTGCCATTCTTTTATGAATGGAAAGTATTACAAGTGCAATATTTCTGTTACTAAAGGTCCTCAGTATGATAATATGGGAATACCTACTGACTGGGATTTTGCTGAAGAAGATGGATTTGACTTTACAGGTGATAATGAAGAAGAAATAATGGTAAACCTCAGGGATTTTGTGTACGGTGAAGCACATAAGAATCCTTTAAAAGCATGTTACTATTGCGAAGGATCTAATACGTCATACAATGTCCCTCACGGCCAATACAGTAAAGAAACAATAAATGAAATAATTGGACATACCAGAGATCATAAAAAACTAGATGACATAAATAGTACGTTCCCAGTAAGAATAACAATAAAAAATATTTAGGAGTAGTATTATGATAGATGATCCAAAGTATCACCCAGCAGATATAAACGGTGACGGTGCAGTAGATAAACAAGAAAAAGAAATGTTTATTGAGTTTAAGCGCAAGCGTTTGGAAGATGAAGACTCAATGCGGGATGCTCAAAGAAAAATGGCATGGTTTGCCCTTTATGGTATGTTACTGTATCCAGCTTGTGTTCTATTTGCTACATTTTTTGGAATGGAACAGGGTGCTAATGTACTAGGCGACATGGCACCCACTTACTTTGTTTCAGTAGCTGCCATTGTTGCTGCATTCTACGGCAAATCTGCTTATGAGAGTAAAAGCTAGAGTATAACCTCTTGATTTTGTTAATCTTTTTTGCTTAACAAATGCAATTATACAAGTAAGTGTACTCTGACACACAAACTGGTGTAGATTGTAAGATAAGTTCGTAAGTGCTTGATTCTTCGTTGAAAAACTGTATATGAATCAAGCACTTATTTCACTCAGTTAATTTATAAGTCATTGATTTTATTGGTAAAAGAAATTTCAAATAATGCTTGACTTTTCTGAAAAACAGTGTATAATGGTACTATAAATTGATGAAAAGAGAAGAGAATATGTATACTGTGACTTACAACTACTACAACTACGCTAGTCAAAGCAAGTCCTTTGACACCTACGTGGCTGCTAAAGGGTTTTTCAACCGCATCAATCGTGACCGCCGTGTTCGCCGTGTTGAGTTGATCGCTCCAGAAAAGAAAATTGAAGATATTTCAGATAATGCTTGACTTTCGCAAAAATCTCGTGTATAATACTTGTATAAACTGAGAAAAACAAGAGGAAACAAAATGTACGACTACGAAGAAAACGAAAACGAGCGCATCTGCCTTGCCTGCTCGGTTGCAGGCTGTGAGTGTGATGAGTTCATCAGCGGCTGCGAGTCTGAACAGGAAATCTCACATGTGACGGCGAACTGTCACGCAGTAAAGTAAAGGCGCGGTTTGCTGCATTGACTGCTGCTGCTAAAGAGCTGATTAAGCTAGATCCTTCTGTTAAAATGTTCGAATTTTAAAAGCAAATAATGCTTGACATTTGTTTATATAGGTGTTATCATAGTATTAATGAATAGTAAATAGTAATAAATTTACTGTTGTTAAAGAATTGGTACAAGCTGTACTAATAACGACCAATCGTGGTCATTTTGTTTATAATTTATATCATGGAGATATATATGTCTAGATCCACAACTGCTACTGCTACAACTACTACCACAACTGCGGCTCCTAAGCTGACTCAAAATACTAAAATTTTGAATTTTCTGCGATCCGGTGCTTCAATTTCAGCAGGTCAGGCGCGTGGTTTGTTTGGTGTAACATCACTTGGTGCGCGTGTAAGCGAACTCCGTTCAGACGGTTATGCAATTTACACTAATGTTGCTAAGAACGGTGCCACTATTTATCGCCTGGGTACTCCAAGCCGAGCGATGGTTGCAGCAGCGTATCAAGTTGCCGGTTCTTCTGTTTTTGAATAAGAACTAGTTTAGATATAAGTCCTGGACATGACTTTAAACTGTCCTTTTTTTATT